CTCTGAAAGAAGAGAACAAGAAGCTGATCGAGGATAATGAGCGTATGAAACCAAAGGTGATCTTCGCGGATGCGGTGAGAGCAAGCTCCAGTTCCATCTTAATCGGCGACTTGGCAAAGCTCCTGCGCCAGAACGGCGTGGACACTGGACAGAAAAGATTGTTCGAACAGCTTCGTAATGAAGGTTACCTTATGAAGACTGGATCCAGTCGGAACATGCCGAAGCAGAAATACGTGGCAAATGGATTTTTCCAGATCAAAGAGACTGTGATTTCCAATCCGGACGGCAGCGTGCGGATGACCAAAACAACAAAGGTGACTGGGAAAGGCCAGCAGTATTTCCTGAATAAATATTTGAAGAACAAGGAGGCAGTATGAGCCAGAAGAAACTGAGTGAGTACATCGATGCTCTGGACGGGATCACGTATCCGCAGTGGGTAAAGCTGAGAGAAGGAATTAATATGCAGTTTGATTTTTCCAGAAGAGAGCTGGAAAAAGATATGCAGGTCTCTTCTGGAGAAACGGCGAAATTTATCCGCTCACATTTTGGAGAGGCAAGCGTTAAGTGATGCTGATGTTCGAAATAGCAATAGTAATTATTGTACTTGGAATGAATATGCTTTCCGCATTGTGCTATTCAAAAGAAAAGAAACGCACAGGCCTTATTTTAAAGGCACTGGCAGATGGCATTTCTTTAATATTTGTCTGTACTCGATGAAGATTGCTTTTGACAGATCCTCAAAAACCTCGTCCATTTTTTGAGCACATTTTTCATATGGATATTCTGGATTGCCATTTTCAGCTTCCGCCAAGTTTAGGAATGCAAAATAGAAATCAGAATACATTGCCTGAGATAGTGGTTCCATGAGATGGATGTTTTGAGTCATTATATCCAAAAATGTGGAACGTACTTCAATAGACATAGTGCTCAACTGATTTTGAGGGAAGAATCCCATGCGATATCTCTGATAAAACGGGACATAAAATTTTAAAAGCTGTTCTTTTCTGACGTTGTATTTTCTGTCGGATGAGTCTTTTATCGAGTTTAGATAAACAAGGGTAAACGACCCAATTACAGTGATTACAGAAACAATAACAGAGCTATTCACGATGATCTCCTTTCTGAAATACTCGGGCATGGCAGTGCCTTGTATAACCAGAATAGGAGTGGAGCAGTAAAAAGTCAATAAAAAGAAAAAGTCCCACAGGAAGGACCAATTCCCATGGGACGAATACAAAAAAACAATTTGCAACTACATAATAGCTCAAAAATGGTTATGAATCAATAGAAAATCATTACGGAGACGGGTTGCATACGATAAGGAAGAGGTGGTGCCTTATGAAAGAAATCATGGTTGTTACTCGGATCACAATCGGAGGACAGCAGTATACAGCAGAGGAACTCGGAGAAGAGAAAGCAAAAGAGATCGTTCGCCAGCGGATGGAAGCCGCGGTGGAGTCGATGGGGTATGAAAGGAGTAAGGAATGAAAGCATCAGATAGAGCTGCGTTGGCAATCGGCGCGGTTGGTACATGGATCTACATCGGCGGCGTGGATTCGGATATGTGGGGCCGCGCCGCCCTGGGAGCCGGAATGTTCTTTCTTGCGTTCGCTGGTAAGAAAATCGGCGATTACGTCGATGAGTGCCGCGAGGAGCAGGAAGAGTGGGAAGAAGAGCGCCGGGACGAGGTGTTTGCGGCGTGGGTCCGTTCAGGCTCGCTGAAAGGAGGAGAAAATAATGATAATCGTTGGATTTGAAGAAGCAATGAAAATGGCAGCAGGTGAAAATTATCGTGACATCTACGTCATGCAGCCTACTGCAATCAGATACATGAATATTCGGGAGATTCACGTAGCAGTGAAAAAAGGGGCAATCTTTGCGGTCATGGAGCCTCAAGACCAGCGTGAGCCGCTTGAACATGGGAAACCACATATCGGGGCAAAGGGAGAACCCGGCATTTCAGGACCTTCCGACATCCCATGGAACTTGAATGATCACTTGCATATTGCTTATGCAGAAAGTGCGGATGGGTTGGTAGGATTTTCTACCGACATTTCGAAAAGCAAACTGTATATTGGCACATACGTAGATGATACAGAGGAACAATCCGAAGATCCGACAATGTATAGATGGGAGAAGATTTCGGGTAATTAATATCAAAAACGAAAGCGAGGAAAAAGAAAATGATTAAATCTAAAGAAGGTATCGTTGAGGTTGAAGGAAGCAAAGAGGTTGTTCTTGCTGACTTTCTGACTCTGGTTATGGGAACCTATAAATCGCTGAAAGAAAAGATGCCGGAAGAAAAGGCCGCTCAAAGCTTGATTAAGTATACCCAGAAAGGTATTAAGTTTCAGCGGGAAGAGGATGCTGGAAAGAAATTGAGCAAAATTCTCACAGATGATCTGATGGAGACCATTAGCAGAATCTTCGAGACAATGGAAAGAGAGGAGTTATAAAATGTCAGAAATGATGATCTCTGTTCCTCTGGATGACTACGAGGAAAAGGCGAAAGACCAGAGAACACTGGAAATTATGCGTGACATGCTGGTTAAAAAAGGCATGATTTACACGGATACACTGCATACGCTGCTGGGTGTTGCTGAAAAATCAGAAGAAAAGACGGAGGATGCAAAAGATGGAAGAACTGCAGATTAAGATCAGTCAGGAACCGGCGGTGATCCGGTGCAATTTCGAGGATGTGAAAGCCCAGCTGTCTGCAAAGATGGCAGAATACCAGGGTGCGGTGTTTACGGAGGAGTCTAAGAGCGTGGCCAAGGCAGAGTTGGCGTCTCTCCGAAAGACCAGAGACGAGGTGGAGAAGCGCCGGAAAGAGGTCAAGGCGCAGTGCTTGGTGCCGTACAATGACTTCGAGGAGAAAGTAAAAGAGCTGCTGGAAATCATCGACGAGCCGATCTGCCTGATTGACAGTCAGCTGAAAGAGATGGAAGCAGAGCGCATCCGGAAACGTCATGCGGATGTTGAGACACTGTATGCAGAATGCGCCGGCGAGTGGGCGGAGTATCTGCCGCTGAAAGAGATCTACGTGAAAAAGTGGGACAATGCCACAACCAGCCTGAAGCAGATCGAAAAAGAGCTTCTGACGATGATTGAGAAGGTTTCTTCTGAGGTTGCCATTATCCGAAACACGCAGTCAGATGTTGTGGACGATGCGCTGCAGATCTATCAGAAGAGCCGGGAGCTCGGTGCCGCTCTTACTCGGATCAATACATACGAGGATAACAAAAAGCGGGCGTTGGAGGCAGAACGGATCCGCCGTCAGCAGGAAGAGGAGCAGCGCCGGCAGGCCGAAATCGAGAGAGCGCGGGAAGAGGAACGCAGAAAGCTCGAAGAAATCGCCAAGGCCAGAGAGGAAGAACGGAAAAAGGCGGAAGAAGCGTTGAAAGCTGCGGCAATGGAAACACCAGAGCCGGAAGTACCGTTTTCCCTCGATGATGCAGAGGACGGCGATGATCTTCCGTTCCCACAGCCGCAGACAGTTACGATGTGGTATAAGATCATTGCTACACCGGATGAACTGGAGCAGGCGGAAATGGCATTGAACAGCCTCGGCATCTATTTCGAAAGGAGACAGGCATAATGGCAGAAACAGAGAAAAAGGAATATCCGATGATCTATCGCTCGATTGCCGGTGTGATTGCGGATGTTGGCGCGGTTGGAAAAGATAAGATGAATAAACAGCAGGGATTTAAGTTCCGCAGCATCGATGATGTGTATAATGCCCTGCATCCGGCGCTGGCGAAAAATAAGGTGGTCATCGTGCCGGATATTCTGGAACGGGAGGTAGAGAAACTGCAGACGGCAAAAGGAACGCTGATGCATCATGTTACCTGCACAATCAAGTTTACGTTCTATGCAGAGGACGGATCTTCCATTGAGTCTACACTCGTGGGAGAAGCATTGGATACAGGGGACAAGGCTACCAACAAGGCCATGGCGATTGCATACAAATATGCGTGCTTCCAGGTATTCTGCATCCCAACGTCTGATATGGCAGATCCGGATGCGGAGACGGTAAATGGTCTGCAGATAGCCGGAAACCCGCCGCAGACCCAGCAGGGAGCAACACCACCTGCGGCGGATATGCGAACCAGCAGAATCAACGGTGAGATGCTGCGGAGACTGCAAGGAGAGTTGGCAAGAACCGGCGTGCAGAAGGTGCAGATCAACGATACATTCAAGGTCGGAAAAATCAGTGATCTGACCGTGGAGCAGTACAACAAAGCGATGCGCCGCCTGCAGAAGACGCCGAACCGCCGGGCTACACAGAATGTACCACCACAGGAAGAAAATCTTCCGGGACAGATGGATATCACGGATTATCCTGGCGCGATGCCAGGTATGTAACAGGCGTTTTAAACGCCACGTAATAGTATCTTAAGAAAAAGGTACCCGCGCGGCCGGAAAATGGCTGTGCGGGGCAAATAGAGAGGATAGAGCATGAATAAAGTAATTTTGATTGGCCGGCTGTGCGCGGATCCGGAAGTAAGATACAGCCAGAACGAGAATCAGACCGCCGTTGCACGGTACCGTCTGGCGGTGGATCGGAGATTTAAGAGAGAAGGTGACCAGACCGCGGATTTTATTCCATGCGTTGCGTTCGGTAAGGCGGCGC